ACGAACGATGTGTTGAGATGTGGGTAGTCGCCCGAATCCCAGATTCGGCCGAGATGCCAGTAGGCATATGTATCGCGCATCTCTGCGCATACTTGAGTGGGCTTGTACCGCATTTCATTGTATCGGCCAGTGAAGCCGAACACCGAACGGTTTAACGCGTTCGAGTTGGGTATTGATTGGTCGATTGTTTTGAGCTCGGCATAGAAGATTTCTTGCTCCGAGAGCCCGGCGAATTCCGGGAACGGAAAATCGAAAGTTTCGCGCCGGAGCCATTGACGATTGACGCCTTGCTGATACGCCGTAACCGGCGTTACGCAAGCGATGCCCATAATGAGACCGTATTCTTGAACGCGGTAGCGACCGACGTTCGCAGATTGTACAGTGATACCATGCCCGGCAAGATTGCCTTGGGGTGTTGTACCGTCTTCGCTCGTTTGCAGAACCTCGCTGATTATAACGGGGTTGCTTGTGCCTCCGATGAATTCAGGGCGTTGAAGCCGATCGTCACGCGGTGACACGCCGAAATGCGCATGCAAGAATTCTGTGTATCTGACCCCCGCCCTCGCATTGCGTTCCATCCAAACTTGCGTTTGGAACGCGAGGCGAAGGTCAGCGATATCGACAGATGAGAGACCAGCACCGGACACTACGTTATTGTCCGAGAGAACGGTGTTGAAGTCGGCGTTGATAGCCGCAGCACTTGGTGAGTCACCGAGAGCGGCAGGCGTCTCGTAATAGCTACCGGCTAGGGTTTGAGAAACCCAGTTGAGACCGGCAGCCGTTGGGGCCCACATCATACCGGTGTTACCGGTGTAGTCTGAAGCTTGAGGGATGTCGAACTCGACAGAGGTATCCCCAACGATTGGAAGAGCGGGAGCGGTGCCGCGTTGTTGAAACGGTAGCGCACTGGTGAAATAATCTTTCTGCCAGTTTTTGTTCAGGATGCGCCACTCATTTGGGTCTTCAAAGTCAATTTCGTTTTGAAGGTTTTGGTCACGAAAGAATTCGTTCCAGATAAAGTAATACGCTCGGCGCGGGAAGTCCAGTGGACATCCGCTCGGAGGTGGCACAATACCTGTAGGAAATCCCATGTAGTCCCAGAGCGTAGTTTTGTCGGTCACGTCCGTGGGAGCAGAAGCGAGGTCAGGATCCCACAGCGGCAGATCTATATCAGAGTTGCCGGTGGTGCCTCTGGTGATGAATTCTTCCCACTGATCGAACAATAGCCGATAAGGAACGAAGAAGTAGTAGGTGCGCATTTTCATTGCATGCAGCACAGGGGCGACGAGAGGCTGAAACCTTATTACTGCGCGGTTGCCAATGTCCCAGACGTCACCGGGGATAGCCTCGTCGCACATCATGGGGATAAGATTCCCCATGTCGAAGGTCAGTTTTTTCTCGTAGGATAGGTCAAACGCCGACCGGTATTGGTCGGCTATGCCTGTTTGATTAAAGACGTCTCCGCGTCTTGGTTTCATTTTTCCGCCTTGCCGAACACGTCAGGAGCGGCGGTTTGCGGCGGCTTCCACTCGATGATTTGAGTTCGCCCGCCGTTTATATTTCCATCGGCATATTTCTCGCCGATGAGTAGAAGGTCAAAGTCTTCGACGTTCTGAACCTTCATGTTTCTTGCGGAGCGAATCGCGACTTGCACGTTCACGCATTCAAACACTGGGCCACAGCGTTCAGCGACTTTGTCGCGCATGCAGAACAGAAGCGATTCGACTTTTTCAGATTGTTTTTCCATTTTCTTTCCTCAGTTTGTTAAATTTGCCTTGGTTCTTCAACCGGCTGTCTACACGTTCCGCCCGAGCACTCATCGTCAAGCGATATTGAAAGAGCTGCTCTTCAGTCATCTGATCTGGTCGCAGCCCGTCTAGCTCAGGCAGATATTCGAGAGACACATCGGAAGAATTTATAAGGCGTTTGGTCAATTGATTTTCTGTCATCACCTCGAACCCAATAGGGTCGAGCTGCTTAATTTTGTTCATGTAATATCGAGGGATGGCTTGTTGAGAACCTTTGTAGATCAGCTGACCGTCTGTGACCAAATCAGGAATTTTTTTCTTCAACCATCCTAAGCCCAGGCCTTGCGAGCATATTTGAAACTCTACGTTTCGCTCGTCATAGCCGGGTTTTTTCTTCACTTCGTTTTCTAATTTTTTATCTATATATTGCGCTGTATAGCGCATTGAGTCTTGAGTAGCAAAGCCAACAAATACGTTGCCTTTGCGCCATGCGTCATGCAGTGGGTTTCCGGGAAGGGCAAGCCCCCGGTGTGTTTCGCCTTTCGGCTGATTGAATATAATCAAGTGATAATGGGCGCGCTCGGTATTTTTTTCGCCATACTCTCCGCACGCGTAATACTTAATTTTGTGTGGAAGAATGCGTCTCAGTCGCTTAAGGTATTTTTGCAGGTCTGATTTCATCAGGCCGCGAGGCGGCAGATTCTCAGGTGCATAGGTCAGGGTCACGAATGAGTTTTCCTCATGAAGAGTGCCTTCATGAACCATTCTGAGAGTCCATATTTTTCGTCTTTGTATTCTACAGTAAAGACAGCGACCGCAAGCCACGAAGAACTTACGGTCGCCAGTGTTTAACCAGTGTGGTCGCTTGCACTTCAAAGGCGTATGCCTCCGCGTGAGCCTTTGTATTTTCGCGTAGTTTTTGTCTTCTTACGCTTACCGGTTTTCTTGTACATTCTCCCACGTTTGGGTCTGTATCCGTTTCGCATCTTACCTCCTAGTAGCGATAGCCGCGATGCGGCACGCCGTTTTTAATTTCGGTCGTTTCACTCTGACCGGGTAGTTTTACAGGAATTTTTTCTTCGGCTTGTCTCGCAAGCTCGCCGCCTTTTTTTACAACTTTTTCGCCAGCCTGACTGTTAATAAATTTTATCATTGCCGTGAGTGCGTCATCATTGCCGCGAGGGTATTTTCCCGTGAGCCTGTAATATTTTTCGTCGAGGCTCAGGATACTGCTTTCCAGTTGCGTTTTTTTCATTTGGGCTTGAACAGCCATAGCATCCATATTCGTTTTTGCGAGTTGGGACATAGCTAAAGCTTTCTCGATCGCTGCCGCTCCGATTTGTCCGGGGTTGGATTCGTCTTTTGGTGCGTTCAGCTGAATTGGCGATGAAGAACCAGCAGCAGAACCAGCAGCAAGGACAGGAGAGAGACCAGCCGCCTTGAGGTCGGCCACCCGCCGCTGTACGGCGTTATCTTCACGGTTCCACGATTCTTGCTGCATTTGTTTTTGATAGTCGAGAAGGGCTTTCTGATGTTCATAGTTTTTCTGTCCTGTGATAAAGTTACCTATACCAGATAGAAGGCCAGTAGCACCACCGATTAGTGCGCTGCCGATTACCGGGCTGATTGATGAGGCTACCGCTGGTGCGGCTGCCGCTGCTAGAAATGCCATTTTTTCTCCTTGTGACACTTTTTGGTGTCACTTAGCATAATTCATATCAAGGGCCGAATTATGCATGCGCGTGAGACGCGCCGTAAAGCTCCTGTGTCGCTTCTAACCCATCCCCCCTATCTTCCCCCCTATCCCGCAGGAAGGGGGGCCGTGTGAGGCTTCTAAATAGCCTCTGAAGGGATTGTATCCACTGGGAGGCGTCCCACGGCTTAACGCCGTGGCGCCTCCCAGACCCACCTGCGCTTTTGCGCATCGCGTCCCGCGATAGTATGGGGGGCGCTATTGCGCGCCCCCGGTGCCGTCAGGCACCGCCCCCGGCTTAGCAGGGTGAAACCCTGCACCCTGCCCTGCGGCAGCTGCCGCAAGGGCTTTTGCGTTTTCCGCACGGACTTTTTTGATATCTAACACGCGCTGATGCAGATCGCGAGTTCGTTGCACTAGTTCGCGGTCTGCTTCGCTTATGTCTGCGATATCCACGTCCTGTCCGCGTAAACGCATATCCACGTTGCTCGGGCTTGCGCCCGGGTGAGCAGTGTGGTAGTTTCGAGACCTGAAGTCTCGTAGGTTTTGGCCAGCTTCGCGAAGCATGCCAACACGTTGTTTGAGGGTTACATAACCCTCAGTTTCTGTTAGGCTTTTGCCTACGGGTTTTTCGAGTACCGCCCCTTTGTACTTGGGGCGGAGTTTGTTTTTGGTTTCCATGAGTTATCCTCCTAGGCTCATTGGTTCGGCCATAAACGGTATCGGACGGAGCACGTTAAGAACGTTGCCGAAAGAGCCGATTAGGCCGGGTTCAGAAGGGACAGCAAATATATCCTTTCTGGGGTTCATCGTTACGAACGATGTGTTGAGATGTGGGTAGTCGCCCGAATCCCAGATTCGGCCGAGATGCCAGTAGGCATATGTATCGCGCATCTCTGCGCATACTTGAGTGGGCTTGTACCGCATTTCATTGT